TTTGCTCTATGACCTCGTTGTTGTTCTTTTTCTAAATCCATTAAATCCCAGAACTTTCATCATTGTAATCATCTTCTGGATTTGTGTTAGGGTTGAATGCGTTACCACCAATCATAACAGTTCCACCACCAGTCATTTGATTACTTGACGTTCCACCTCTGCCTGTTCCATAATTAACTCCTGTTTGTGTTTGTTGCGAAACAGCAGGTAATGGAGTTCCAGATGTAAATGTGTAACCTGTATCGCCTGTGCCACTATTATACACTTGCTGATAAGTGTCTCCAAACACATCAGTTACTGGCTCATTCATGTTGTTTGCCGGTAATAAACTTTCTATTCCACCTGTGTTTGTATTGACGTTTTTGTTACCAATATCAAAGATAGGATTTTGGTTTTTATCAAAGTTACCTGTAAAGTAACCTCTTCTTGTTAATTCATCTTTAATAAAATTTTTACGCATTTCATTTTGTTTACCAAACAGTAATTGAAACTGTGAAGGCATAAACATATTACTCAAAGTAACTTCTGTGCCTTTACTTGGAAGATAACCAAGAGGACTATTTTTTAAAAAACCACTTGTCATATACTCAAGTAATTCTTCATCAGTTGCATTTTTCATATCTTCAATAGACATATATTTTCGTTCTTCTGGATCATCTCTATTGTTATCTTGTTGGTAGGATGATTGCCCAAATTGTTCTATTGGTTGGCATATACCATCGACTAACATATAACCTGGAGGACAAGGATCTACCGGTGCATCAGTTGGTGGTGTCGTATCTAGTAAAGGATTTGGGTATAACGCATCTGATGGTAAACCTTGTTCAGTTCGTAAATCAAAGTTAGGATTACGAAATACATCTGTTGATGGTGTTTTTGGTGTGTTTAAATGCTCAGTAATAATATCTTGAGCAGTTTTAGACATACCAAAAGGTACAAACTCATTCATTAGTTCAATCCTTGTTGTAAAATTTTAGATGCTAGTTTTTCTTTTTCCATTTCGTTTACTTTTTGCTCTTTAATAATTTGCGATGCTAATTTTTGTTCGTCTAAATTTAATTTTTGCATTTTAACGACATTGTCAGCTTCTAGTTTTTTGTTTTTAAAGTCCATGTCTGCCATTGCTTTTTGTTTTTGTAATTCTATTTGTTGTGCAGCAAGTTGCAGAGCCGGATCTTGTTTTTGTTCTTTCGGTGGCTGTGGAGTTTGTGTCTCTGGATTAATAAAGAACTGACTTGCATCCTTATAACCACTATTTTGTAAATACTTTTCTAATGTATTGTAAATAGTTTGTGGTGTAACCATGCCCATTCCACCTTGTGAAATCATTTTTTCTTGTACGTTTAAAACTTGTTGTAATACTTGTAGTCGTTGGTCTTGATTACCTGTACCTAATCCTACTTGTACTGTTACATCGTATCTGTTTGACCATTCACGAGGATTCATTGATACAAAATCTCCTCTTAGTTTAACAATACGTTCTTGATCTTGGTATTCACACACTACTTGTAAAATATTTTTAAAGATATCTTTGACTCCTTCGGCAAAACATCGTGCAATTAATTCTATGCGTTGCGTAGAAGCATTCATCATCTGATTTACCGAAGTCGCTGTTGTATGTGACTTGTTAATCGTATCTGGATTTAATCCCATTTGTTGTTTCGGTACTCCAGAACGTTGTTCTTTTAATTCTTCTATCTTGCCAAGCATTGCCAAACCATCATTGAGGAAGTTTGGAGTCTGCATTGGGGTAACTGCATTAGGCGATTTTACTCTAACGATACCACCACTTCTTGCTGTTAATAAATCATCCAAGTTCGCTTGACCATCAACAACAATTGTTCTTGCGTTGTTTTGAAAATACATATTATCAAGTGTATTTCGCAACACAGCAGTTTTTACTTGCTGTAAATCAGCTAATAAATCATAAAAAGACAAACCAAAGAAACGAAAAGGCATTGGAATTCCAACACACATTGCAAATGGTATCATCGAGATCTCTTCGTTCTCTAAAATTGTATAATTATTATATCCACTACCACCGACAGTAATTTTTCGTAACTCAGCAATGCCATCATTATCCATATCGGCTTTCATGTAGCATTCTGTGATCTGAACAACACGCAAAGCAGGATCAACAACACTAGCATCCATGCCAGTTGTGTCATCATCGTAACTTCTACGAACAATAGCTTCGGTATTGTAGATTTGTTCTTCGGAAGTAGGTAAACTTTCGACTAATTTTCTGTCATAACCCATGTCAATCAGTTCAGAGACTGTTTTCATCACTCGTTGTGCAATAAAATCACAATCTTTTAGTGATGTTGCTCGTTTAGAGACTAAAATTTCCTCAGGTGGTACAGCATCTATCTGTACTCGACCATAATCTTTGTTTCTTTTGACCTCTACGTCATAAAAAGTTGTTTCATTTTCTATAACTTCATCAACACCAACGATTTCTACCTCATCATCAATGAGTAATGCCTGGTATTGCATTTCGTTTAAGTGTTCGTAGTTCTCTTTTTTCTGTTCAATAGACTTTTTCCAATACACTTTACAAAAACCATTCTTTTGAAGAAGAGCAGTCTTGAACATGGAGTGCAAAATAGCAAAACCATTGTTGTCTTTTGTAAATATATGGTTGCAGTAGTCTGTTACTTGCTCTGCATATGGCACATCTTCCGGTTGGGATGGCTCAAAATTAACCATCTTGTCCGATTGGCTAAACATACGCATCAAGCTAGGGAGGATAGCTTCAATTGTTTCTAATAAATCTTGGCTCACAACACTTGATCTGCCTTCTACTTCATTGCCTAGTGGCTCTCCTAAATAATATTTAAGAGCTTCTTTTCGTTGTGTTGCTAAATCACTTGAATAAAATCCAAGAGAGTTTTGTATCTCCTGTGATATTAATGAAAGTAATTTTGTTTTTGTTAATTTTGCCATTCGTTAAATTATTCCTAAATTTTTGTATTGTATTTCAGTATTCCATTCACTTGACTGATTGTTGCCTACGGCAAAGTACCTGAAAGCATCTGCACTATGCGAAGTCCAGTCGTGTACTGGTTTATTTTTTAACTCTCCTTTTTCGGTGGTTGCCGATCGGTATAGTCTAAGAGCATCAAGTCCATGTTTTGTTTTTTCGTGATCCCACCAACAACGAGACAAGATCATCCGGACAGCATTAATCCCATCCTCAATACTCAGCTTCGGAACAATAGATGTTCTTAGTCCAAGACTCTGTGCTGTCTCTACACGACTAACACCTGTTCCTATTTCTCGTACATTCGCATCGTGGGGTAAATAATGCGTATCGTAAATATATTTTTTTTCATCCAAGACAGTTGCGTAGTATTCTAAACTCTCTCCACTATCCTCGTAGTAATCAATGATATGAAAAGCTGATCCTTTGATCTGCACAAACCAGATAGCTGTTTTATCTGCCATGCCTAAATCCCAAAAGGTATTTACTTTAATGCGTTGATCGTAAGGTACTTTTGTTATGCGACCTTCTTCATCTGCTTTGACTAATCCTTTCGAATAAATACTGCCGATAGCTGCACTATCAAAAGAACATTCAAATTCGGCTTCGTATATCTCTTCTGGCATTAAAGCCTTTGCTTCATTTAACTCTAACTCCGAAATAATGCCTGTCTCACTTGCTTTGTATATTTTTGCAAACCAATCGTCTTGGTGTAGTGCATGGTCATACAACTGATGAAAGCTGTTGTGACCCTGTGGTGTGCCAATCGCAATCATCCACCCTTCTCTATCACTTAGAGCAGGTCTAATAATCTCTGTCCATAGTCTCGGTGGCATTTGTGCTACCTCATCCAGGATAACACCATCAATATATAATCCTCTTAAACTGTCTGGTCTTTCACAACCAAGCAATTGTATTCTTGCACCATTTGGTAAATCACAGCGAAGTTCTGTTTCATGGTACTGCACATCTGGTAAGACGCTTGTATATTCTTTGACATAATCCCACGCTGTTCTTTTTGCCATTGAATAGGTAGGAGCTAAATAATAATATCTAGGTCGAGACAAGGTATTCTGCATTGCCTTTTTTAGCATTTCATTAATGCACAACACGGTCTTGCCAAATCGTCTATGGCAGACCAACACATTAAAACGTTTAAGATCTTTGTGGACTTCTAGTTGGTGTTCTCTAGGTTTGTAGGGTATGACAATTTTCACGCATCCTTACTTCCTTGCTCGTTTAAGTAATCTCT